GGATCTTTTTGAAATATAACTTCAGAAGCTTCAACTAAAAGAGACTGATCTTTAGGACCTAGATCAGTTCCATTTTCAGCTTTTGTCTTTGCCGACATTGTGTCTCTTCTTTTCTTGTCAGCAATCGACCAGTTGTTTCTGTATGATTCAACCTTGCTTCTCCAAGAATCAAGAGTAATAGCACGACCTTCTCCAATAACCTTTTCGGCTATGAGTTGCTTTTCCATTCCAGCAAAAACAGAGGGGTGAGTTACATAATTGCTTGCTTTTGACATTTGCATGTCAATGTTTGCAAGAACAGACCTACCCATTCCCTTAATAGAGTTTTTTACAATAGTATTCTTTGACTTTACATAGGTTCTCCATTCAGCAGGCTCTACCAAGCCATTTGTATACATTGACTCAATGAATGAAGAAGCAGAGTCTCTTTGGCTTTGAGATAAAGACTCATCAATAAAAACATTGAAGTTTTTATCAAAAACCTCTTTATAAGCATCCTTCAATATTTTGTCTTTTTCTTTGGCTGTCTTTTGAACCGCAGACACTTCAGAATCATACATATTAATTAGCGAAGCCTTTATACCATCATCGCTAATGTTCATTCCCATAATCTCTTCACGAGAGATTTTGGAAACATCAGAACGAATTCTTAACTCGGCTTCCCCTGATATGGCCTTATCAGATTTAACCGATTCAGATATTTTTGATTTTTCAATAAGCTCTAAGCTAGAAATATGCGCTAGCATACGTTGCTTAATCTTTTCACCATCAACGTCTGGACTATTTGCAAACTGATCCTCAGCTGCATGAGCAGCTTCGACAGCAGCAGAAAGGCCACCCTCAGGTGCGTAATATATCTTTTCTGCTATAGATGTTGAAACCTTGTCAGCAACTCTTGTTGCTTCAGCAACCTTCAACTTTTGAATTTCAGCAATGCCGTATTCATGAACTTCTAAAGCTTCATAAATAGCTTCATTTTCTTCTCTAAGCTCAGAGATACGATCAAGTAATTTAGCATCTTTAGAATTATCGCCTGTTAGTGCAGACGACAGAATCCCTATCTGATCTACATTGTGATTTAAGGCTGTAACGTTTTCTACATTTGCTCTTTCATTAGTAGCAATCTGTTGGTTAGCAAACGCCTTGTTTTCAGCAGCTCTATAAGCAGAAGTAATTTTAGGCTCAACAAGCGCATAAAGAGTTGGGTCTAGAGTTCCTTGCAGAGACTCTAGTTTTCCACTCAATGCACCACGAATAGCATCTGGGTCTGTTTTGTTATCAATAAAGACCTTTGTTGCATCAGCAACAGCATCATTGCCCACAGAGGAAGCATATGTTTGAAAAGCAGCATCACGCCATACTCTCTTAACATCTTCCCTTTGTGCATCAGTCATAAAGCCATCATTGGCTTTTGTGTAATCTAGGTTTACAAGAGGTTCTATTTCATTGGTTTCAGGATTACGGACAACAGCATTTGTCTTGCCATCAGCTTCAGCTTGACGCACAGCTTTATTGTAATTGTCATCTGCAATCTTATCGGCAACCTTAAACGAGGCTTGGGTAATGTTTTCACCCAAACCTTGAAACGCTTTTGCCATAGCAACTTGACCGCTAATGTCAATAACGCCATATTCTCTAGAATAATACTGTCTGCCTTGAGTTGGTTTAAAAACCATTATTAATACCCCTTACCCGCCGGGTTCGTAAGCTGTGTAACTTCCTGTATATCTAGAGCTAGTGGTTCTTGTTCCATTTCCACTATAGCTGCTAGAAGAGCTAGTGCTAGGCCCTCCGCTGCTGCCGCCACCAGAAGAAGGTTTTCCAAAGTACGACATGGTTTGACTAAATGCCTGACCATAGCTGTTAATGACAGCTGCTCTACCCTTAGTTTTAGACATTGCTGCGCTAGTAAGAAGATTTCTACGCCTTCCAAGACCCATAAGTTTAATTGATCTTATATCATCTTTTGCTAATTTTCTTTCACCAAAATCAAGAGCAGAGATAGAACCAGAAGTGCCAAGTGCAACGCCTTGTCCAGCCATGGAAGCACCCAAAGAAGCCAGCTGTCTGCGAAGCTCTAGGTCACGTTGAACCATTTTCTGATCGGCTTCAATTTTAGCCATATCAGCCTGTTCACGATAAGACTGTTCTTCAAGCTTATAGGCATTTTTCTCCATTTGCCCACCAGCAAGAGTTGCTAATACGTCACCCATTATATTTCAACCTCAACTAAAACTCCGTTTATAGATAACGGCAGTGGTTGGTCTTGACTAATTGTAACCGTACCTTCACGACCCCAACCCAAGAGATAAACTTCTTTTTTCTCAGTTATAGGGTCAGGCTGCAATGCAAAGTTAGCATTTACCCTTCTAATGAGAATGTTACTTCCTTGTACTTGAACATTAAGCGATTCATTCAAATCAAGCAATGCTCTTACAACCCTTCTCTTTTGACCGACAGAAATGCCATCTTGCAATTGAAACTCAACAGGAAGAGTTGTCATAACGGGAGTGTAGTTAATTCCTATTTCAACTTCTGTTACATCATCATTAAGAGTTATGTTCCCAGAGCCATCAGTTGTAAAAGTGCCTAAAGCATAGTTACCAGACTTTACCTCAACCTGAGTGTTAGGCAGATGACTGATAGTCCAGTTTTTAGTCGCTGTAACAGATGTGTATTTATTAGCACTATCTAAGTGATACTCATTGTTAAGTAGCTCCAATCTTAATTGAGTAACACCATCAATAATACGCTCACAAATAACGTAAATCTTTCTGTTAACATTGACTACATTTTTAAAGCTGCCTTCAGTAGAATACTTACACCAGCCCTGAAGTTTTTCTTTACGGATACTTACAAAAACAGGCATATCACCAGTTTCGTTAATAGCGTAAAGATAACTTTCAACCTGATCGGCTGCTTCACGCTGAACTTCAAGATCAACAGGAGTGCCTACAAGGTGACCAGCAAGAATCGTAATAGCATCAGATTCATATGCTTGGCTTAAATCAGAAAAGATAAACTCTCTAATTGAGCCTTTTGATTTTGTTATAAACAAAACAGCACTATCAAATTCTTTAGGCTGAACAGAACCAGTCCCAAAAGAACTTTGCCTTTTAATAGTAATTGTTGATGGCGTTAATGGACGCTCATCAACAGTAGGCACATAAAGCTCAGACTCAGAAGTAAAGATAGCTAAGTGTCTAAAAGAAGCTAACGACTTAATCTCGGAAACTTGGTTTTCCGCAATTTGAACCTGAATTGATTCATCATCAAGACCAATCCCAACATCAAAGTTAAAATACTCACCCACTTTTGAAAAGAAAAGGTGATTGGGCAAGCTTTTAGAACCGCCAAAAACCAATCTTTGGTCATGGAATATAACAGACCTTGCCCATCCACGACGAGTAGAAAACACTGACTCTTTCCAAGTGTCTCTAGCAGTTGTATTAGATATACTTTCGCTTAAATTGCCAGTTACTACTGTCGGAGATACATAGGCTGTTATAATAATATGAACAACCTTATCTGCATCATCTGTGTATTGAAGGTGCTCTCCAACCCAATCAGCTGAAAATATAGCACTACTGGCAGTAAAGTTTTGGGAACCCGGATTTGGGTTCTGGGGAGTTAATGTTATAGACGCAGCAACAAATTTGTAAAATGGCTCATAGTGAAAATTTCCATTATGGTCAAAATCATAATCAGTCACAGAAAATGTTGTTGCAGAAGTTCTTGTTATTTTCTGCATTTCCAAATCAGGATGAACAACAATCATCGTGTCAGAAGACTGAGCAACCTTTAGGCTGCCAATCATGCTGGCTGTCCATTTCTGAGATGTTAATGTTTGTAAAATTAATGTTGGATTTAAGGTATCAACAATCTCCAACTTTCCATCACTGAAAAGAAGGATGTAAGATTCATCTTCATCGTAAACATAAGGCTCTGTTTGATATTGAGACTCTGAAAGAGTTTGCAGATACTGAAGACCGGGGCGACGAGTTACGCCACCCTGCGCTTTCATGCGAAAGTTTGTTAGTGTCTTTAAACCATTACGATAAGCGTCTGAGTCAACACGAGAGCTTAGTAGCGGTGAAATTTCACCAGCAGTAAAATTTGTATAGAATTGACGTACAAGAGCCATTCATTACGTCCCCTCTATCTCTTGGTAAATAGCGTTTCCAAGGCGAACACGATGATAACGACTTGGGCGAAATCCCTGAGTTGTTACCTGTTGGCTATCTCTAGCTTTAGCCCTTCTGAACTGAGCTTCCGCAAGATCAGTATATGACTTTGCTATATCGCCCTTACGAGTAACGGAAAGAGCAAATACAGAAGCCAATCTAAAAATTGCCCACATTGTAAATGCAGGAGGCCAATATCTTGTTTCTGGCCTAAACACATAATTTAAAACAACAGTATCGTTTACTTCAGCGTTAATATAAATATAACGCTCATATATATCATACTGCTGAGGTGTGTCATTAATGGTAACAGTAAGAACCTGAACTACGTCAGGGCTTGTTGGCAAAGCGTATGCAGCATCCCATCTGTCAACAGGTGTAGCAGTAAGTCTGCTCAAAACCTTCTGACCAGTAGCAAAGTTCCAGTTGTGCTGTGCCAAGCAATCTTCAATAACATCTTCATATATTGTATTGGCAACCAAAGCTTCATCAGTCTTATCGGTAAATGAAGTTAATGGCTCCAAACCAACAAGAACCATAGCCTTTTGGGCTACCTCAATATCTGTTGAAGGTGTAGATGGCATTTA